CAGACATGGGTCATTGAACATGCAGCAGATAGACAACAGTTCATATGCCAGGGACAGTCTCTGAATCTATTCTTCCCTGCAGGTAGCCCCAAGTCTTATGTTAATGCAGTACACTTACGAGCTTGGAAATCTAAACTCAAAGGCTTATACTATCTACGTACTAGCGCAGGTGTACAAGCTGATAAGATCGGTTTAAAGATCGAAAGGAATGCATTGCAAGATGCTGAAGAATGTCTTAGCTGTCATGGGTAAATCTTCTGAAGGTGGTAGTAAACGAAAACGATTCAGTAAAAGTTTGCATAGTGAGAATGATACACCCGCAAGGGCTGCAGCTATGCGGTACTGGAAAGCTTTAGGTTACAATGTCTACGAGAACACTAACAATCATATACCTGATTTAACTATAGAGACAGAAAATGCAAGATTCTACAGTGAAGTTGAGGTTAAAAGGATATGGAAGGGAGAGGATTTTCAGTACGATACCCTACAAATACCTGAAAGGAAGCGAAAGTATACAGGACTTGATCTTCCGTGTACTTTCATGGTATTTAACAACGAACAGACTCTCGTATTTCTCTGTGAGAGCAGCACACTTGTTACTTCCCCCATAGTAGAAGTGCCTAATAAGTTCGTACCTGAAGGGGAACTATTCTTTCAAGTCCCCATTAAACGTGTTAAATTAGCGAGGGTTCCAGTGTAATGAATAAAGATGCTATCATTAACCAGCTTGAAAGGATCTATGCTAACCTAGTGGCACTAGGAACTTATTATTTCCATGAGCATTGTGAATACAATAGTAACTATGCAGCTACTGGAGATATTGATACTGTAGAATTTGGATTGTGGGATGCAGAATTACGGATTAAAGAAGTTATTCAATTGTTAGAAGAGTCATATGGAGCAAGCAATGGATTCAGAGATGCCAGAGATTTTAATGACACGGAATCTTGGGAAACATCCAAGTGGACTTACGATGCAGGAATGGCTATGGCCTTTCAAGACTGCGGAACAGAGAAAGCTAGTAGCAAAGTATCACAAGAAGATTCAGAAGCAGCAGCGCAAGAAGCAATTAGACGATATTGAACTTGCACCCTTTTAACTTAATAGGAGAAAACTATGACTTACATTAAAGTAGACGATGAGATGGCAGATAAAATCTTACGTGATGGATTAGTTGAAAGCTACTTCACAACGGAAGATATGATTGAAGCTGCCGAAACAAAGGAAGAAGCAGGTGAAAAACTTAAACCCTATCAGCAAGAAGACCTTGAGTACAATAGAAAATACCTTAAAGCACTCAAAAGAGTTATCGAACACTTTAGCGTCGGAGGAAACTTTAATGTCGAGGCTGAAAGACTTGACTACTATGAAAGAAGTTATGACTCACCAGCCTACGTGCATGTCAAAGAAGACGAAGATGAAAACTAATACATTGGAAAGTCCAGATAGGTTTGACTTAGAGCAATCTATCATGGCTGTGTGGGGCTTAGAGGACGATTTAGATGCTCTCTTTTGTTATCTTTATGATACAGCGGCAGATCCAGACACTGTAGCTAACGCTTTGCTTGGGGCAAAGGTACTACACACAGCCCGATGCACTAAGCTGTGGGACATCTTTACTAAGCTTAATCAAACTAAGCAGTTTGCCAATGTATCTTCAGATACGGTAGATGAACGTGTCTCTGATTTAAAGGCACACATTGAAGAGTTAAGGCAAGACAATGCTAACTTGCTAGCTGCCTTACATGAAAGCTACGAGAATTGTGAAAGCATTGTGAAGTATGAGGGTCTAGGGCCAGGACAATCACAGCAAGGTATGAGTCTTCGTGATCAACTTGCAAATGCTATTAGACTAAAGGCTAAGGAAGTAAGTGAGGAGTATCTTAAGTAATTGACATAGACAAATAGCTACATATAACTTTACTTCCCCTGGGCACTTTCATAGTGCCCTTTATTTTCCCCTTTAACTTTGGAGTATCCATGTCTGTAACAGCACCAAATACAACGTACAAACCCTTCACTTACCCATGGGCTATGGAGTATGCAGTTGAATCTGAAAAAGCTCACTGGGGGGAATGGGAAGCTAAGTTACAAGATGATGTAGCACAGTGGCAGAATGGCAAGTTGTCTGCCCAAGAAAAAAATCACATCACTCAAATCCTACGATTGTTTACGCAGAGTGATGTAGCTGTAGGTACAAATTACTTAGAGCACTATGTACACAAATTTAAGAACAATGAAATCAGAGCTATGCTTACTAGCTTTGCTAATAGGGAGTTTGTTCATCAGCGTAGCTATGCCCTATTAAACGACACACTTGGATTACCAGAGGAAGAGTACTCAGCCTTCCTAGCATACAAGCAAATGCGTGATAAGATCGATTTCATGACACGAATAGATACCCATAGCCATGAAGGATTAGCGAAGGCTGTAGCTCGTTCTGTGATGAATGAGGGCATGTCTTTGTTTAGTGCCTTTGCCATGCTCTTAAATTATCAGAGATACGGTAAGATGAAGGGTATGTGTGAGATTGTTGAGTGGTCTATCCGTGATGAATCCATGCACTGTGAAGGTATGGTTAAACTGTTCAGGGAATTCTGTAAAGAGCATCCTCGTATTGTCACAGATGAATTTAAGAAAGATATCTATCAAATGTTCAGAGATGGTGTAGCACTTGAGGATGCAGTCATTGATGGTGCATTTGAAATGGGTGGCATACAGGGCTTGACAGCAGATGATGTAAAAGGGTATATTCGCTACATAGCAGATAGACGTTTAATTCAGCTAGGACTTAAGGGTAACTGGGGAGTTAAAACTAATCCGCTAGAGTGGCTTGATTGGATTGTTTCGGGTGACACACTGAAGAACTTCTTTGAGGGTGTAGTAACCGATTACAATGCAGCTGGTATGGTAGGTGATTGGGGATGGAAACACAATGAACCAGAGAAACACAAACTTGCAGCGTAATGATACACATTACAAGAAGGATCGTGTACCGCCTTTATCCATTCAATATGATAAAGGTAGGTATGCCTTCACTAGAGGGTGGATTGCTAACCCATACAGTGAAGATGATCCAGGGAAAGAATGGCAACGTAAAGAGTGGCAGCGAGGATTTGATGCTGCCTATTTTGATAACCTCAGTAAATTAAAGGATAAGCATGGAACAGCAACAAACATTCACAATTAATTTTACACCTGCAGGATTACAGGCAGTAGTCGATGTACTACGTAAGTTGCCTAATGAGTCTAATCTCTACCCATTGCTCAAGGACATTGAGCAACAGGCAGTAAATCAAATGAAGAAAGAAGAAACTAAAGAGACTATCGAAGAGCCTCAAGCCTAGGGGCATATCGATACACAGCTTTGTAATCTTTAGTATCCTCAATAGTCTTGCCATCATTGTCACGTTTATACATTTCATTGATGGCTAGACGCTTCTCTTGTGACAGGGCATTGTAGGCCATCTTGTCTACACGTTCCCTGTCTTCCTTAAGCATCTTACCTTGAACCTTAGCACGTGCAGGTGACATAGCATCTTGCATTGTATTTGCTAGGGCTACTTTCTTCTCACGTTCAGTGGCACTATTGTATCTGTCACTGTTTATAAGTTTAGTTATTCTAGGTTCTACAAACTGTCTAGAAGCTTCAATGACTGCACGATCATACACTTTATCCCCAGTAGATACAAAGAATCTGTATGGATCTACATTGAGTTTAGTGAACTCTTTCTCTATCTCATTGACACGTGGTACGACACGGAAGCCAGACAGTATGTTGAAGAATTCACCTGCCCGTACAGGCTCCTCCTCACGTAAGTAACGCATAGCTACAGGTAGCTCTTCTTTCAATCCTGGTAGTTTAGATTTAATGCGATTCATAGCTGTCTCAGACACAATGTCTTCGCCAGTGATTACATTAGGATCTCTAGCTAATTGTGATTCACGGTCCATTAAATCAAAGTAAGCAAAGAAAGGTTGTCCTGGCTGAATGAATCGACCTGCAAAGTCACCTAAGATCTGACCCATTGCTTTCTTAAACTTGTCAGCTTCTTTACCTTCACCTGCCATAAGTTCAGGCAGGCTATCAAGAATAGTTTTCTGTGTACCTGCAGGCATCTTCATACCTGCTATAGCTTCCATAGCCTCTGATACTTTAGCATCTTCAAACTTGCCTAGCTTCATCTTAGCTGCAAGATCACCTACAGCTAGCCATGGACCTGCGGGGAAGATAGCACGTACATCAACGGTACTGCCGTCCTCACCTTGTACGTTGTACCACTCCGTATCTTGATTCTCCATACGATATTTATAGGCTGCATACAAAGCTGCAGTGCCTACTGTACCTCTAGAGAACTTCTCTAATCCATCACGATATAAACGATTAGCACCTTCTTGATCAGTGAGAGCACGTTTACCTGCAGCTAAGATATCGGACATGCCAGATGCAGCACCGAAGGGACTATACTTGTACTGGAATGCCATAGCATTAGTCATGAATCGTGGGAAGGTTACAAGTAAACTACCCCCAGGAAGATTCTCAAAGAAGCTTACAAACTTACTAGCTACCCCCTCAGCCTGTGCTTCCATAGTAACCTGCCCCTTACGCTGGGGCTTTGGCATATACGAGAAGGTAGCCTTAAGTGCTTCATCCCCTGCATTCTTTAGAACATCAGGAGGTATAGTCTTATCATTGGCAATAAGATCGTACATATCAATGCCTACACGCCTAAGCTGTCTTTCTACACTAGAAGTAAATACAGCCTTACGAAATAGTGCATCTTGTGCTACGTTCAATGTATTAGCCACACGTGCAGCTTTACTTAAATTCTCATTGCCTGTTTCTTGTAAAGCACTAAATATCTGTTTCTGTATAGCAGGGTTATCCGCTAGTAATTTATCTACAACTTCAGAAGTAAATCCAGTGTTTGTTAAATAGGCAGCAGTACCAAAGGCATCCTGTATAATACCTCTCATACCCTTAGTTAGATCACCTCGTTGGTATGTACCATCGGCAGCAGTCTTAAGTACTTTACCTGTCTCGTAGATAGTGCCCTCCAAGAGTCTGGATGCAGCATCTAAAGTAAGAGCACCCGTAGAGCCATAGATGTTCCTGACCGTAGTACCAATACTTGATACTACAAGTGCTTTAGATTCTTTCTCCAGACGTTTAATGGCATTACCAAACATGCCCATAGCGGATGTCATGTCTTCACTACGACCATACATCTGCTTTATTAATGCATCTGTCTCTGGATCTAAGTCACTTAATCTACCTAGTACACGAGCAAGTGAGCTGTATCCCTGCATCACATTGGCTGCATCACCTACAGTAGCCAAGGAAGCCTGGGCAAATTCAGCAGGGGTTACATTAGCTCTCTTCAGTGCAGCTTCTAATGTAATGTCATCAATCTTATCGGTAGCCATAAACAAATCACGTACTGCTTCACTGACTAGCTGCCCCTTCTTAGGACGGAAAGTAGGATCGGCAATCATGACGTACTTAGCTACATCAATAGCCCTACGATTAATGTCTGTACGTATCTGTGCTTGTGTTAGTTCTGTCTGGGGAGATAGCTCATCAAGTGTCTTATTGCCTTCAAAGATATCAAACTGCTTTAAGATATCTTCCATCTCACGATCAAAAGCTTGTGTCACTTGCTGTGCAGCTTGGTTACCTGCAGGTGTACGCTTAGCTGCAAGTCTATCTTCTAGATCTTTCTTATATGTAGCAGGCTTACGTGCTACACCAGCAGCTTCAAAGCCACTGAATACTGAGCCTAATACACCTGCAAAGGCAGCTTCAGTGACATCTACAGGACCTTCCTTAGCCCCACTCTCAATCCTAATACGTTGCTGTACAACATTAGACCCAGCAGATATAGGGGCTTCTACAGCAGCGGCAGTCATACCTGTACGCAGAGGAGTACCGAATACTTTCTTTAAGAATTGTCTAGCGGCTGCATACTTACCGAATGATCCAATGCCAAAGCCCGTATAGGTAAGAGGATCACTGGCAATGGACATGGCAGTTTCAGCATAAGGTCTTATACCTTCTTGTCCACCTTTACTTATAGCAAACGGTACACGATCCCACAAATCAATAGCTTTACCTGCCTTCTCTGCATCTGCAGGTTTAGCATTAGCAATCCAGTTTAGTTCAGGTACTGCATTGAGTGTTGTGTTATATTCAATCTTACGCATCTCAGTAGCAAACCGTTTAGCGTAATCTTCATTGGATTCATCTTTCTTCTGCTCACCTGCCTTGCCAAATCTAGCTGTCATATAATCTTTAATGACAGCAAAGTTCTCCGGCTTCTGGTACAAGTCAACAAAGTCTACTTTATTCTCACGTTCGTATCGTTCTATATCAGCACGATCTTCCCGCTGCTTAGCCATAATACCCTTTGTCATCTGTACAATTTTAGGTGCAGGTTTACCATACTCCTTAAATACAGACGAGGGCTTATAGTTAGCTAAGTCATTAGCAGTACCACTAACTTCTATCTTCGGTGTGCTATCCCATTTAATACCTTCATCTTTCTGGGGTACTACAGAAGGTATAGGGTCCCACTTAATGTTTTCATCTGCCATTACTGGATCTCACGAGTACCATCAGAGTATTCAATGACTTTCTTACCTTTATCTGGACCGGACTGTACCGTACCTGTACGCACAACTGTCTTAGTCTTAGCACGTGCAGCAGATACACTAGAAGCAGCGGTAGGTGCAGGAGATGGAGGTGCTGATGATGGTGCTGCTTCACCTAATATGGGAACACCATTCTTGTCTGTCTTGATACCGAAAGAAGCTAGTGCCTCTCGCATACCTTGGGGAACACGACCCTGTGTATCGGATACAGTATCAAGTACCGATTTAATCTGTGTATTGACAGCCCCATTGAGGATACCACGAGCTTCAGGATCAATGCCCTTAACCAGCATACGACCATCTGCTGAATCCACAAACGTAGCTCCACCAAGTCTGTTCTCCACATTTGCAATAGCTGTACGTTCTGCATTCTTAAGAAGCCTAAAGAAGTCAGTACGAGTGGGTGCTTTATCTTCACCTTTCTCTGGAGCTTTACCTAGGCTGGACAATTCAAGAATACGAGCATTAAGTTGTTTTTTCTTTGTTGGATCATCTGTATTAGCATATTCAATTTTTAAATTATCGACAATGGCAGCAAATCTATCTGGCTTGTCTACCTTACCCAAATTCATATACGAGGATATCTCAGTAGCAAGTGCCTCTTTTGTCACTGGATCTGTAGACATAGACCATGCATCTTTGAGTGCACGTAAATCCCTTTCAAATGTAGTGAGCTTTTCTTTCTCTGGTTTAGCTAGTGTCTCAAATTTAATACGCCCACCTTCAGCAGGAGCCATTAAACCTTTAGGCTTAGTTGCCTCTTCTTCAGTAACACCTGCAGCTTTAAGGTATTTACTACGAACCTCTTCACCTGCAGTTGAACGTAAACCAAATGCGGTACGATCTTGCATGGCAGGTAAATCAAGTCTGGGTATCCTACGGTCTGTCTCACCTGCAATGTACTCACTAGGACTCATTACAGGGCCTGTAGCCTCTTGAATAAGCTCAGATGGCTTGTAGGTCTTACCTTGTTCTGTTTGTGCCTCTATGACCCCTTTAATGAGTGTATCAGCCTGTCCACTCTGCAACACAGTAGTGATTTGTGTATCTGTAATATCAGGCAATAAAGATTTTAATTGTTTAGCCTGGGTAGTAAGTTCTTCCTTACGTTTCTCAGCAATAGCTTCTGCACGTTTACGGGATTCGTACCAAGACTCCATAAGGATCTTATTATCCTCACGGATCTCTTTATCACGTTTATTGATTTCTTCTACAGCCTGAGTAGCAAACCCAGTAAAGAAAGATGCAAAGCTCATTACATGCTCCCCCTAGACATCAAACCCTGCTTAGGCATGGTAGTATTGATCATAGGTTCATTATAAGGTTCATAGGACTCTATATTTTGCATAGCATCTTTAACTACAGACCTAGCTACACTACGAGGTACACGTTTCTCTTTCTCTATATTCTTATAGGATTCTACATATTCAGTGTCTGTTGCATCTGCTACGTACATTAATAGTTCACGAACAATAGGATTCACTAAGAATGCTACATCGAGCGTATGAATGCCATTCATGACACTAGAAGTAGTCACTATATCTGCCAATGTTTCAATGTCTATCTTTTCTTCAAGGGCAGTTATAATGTAATCAGATACTTCTTCGTCAAGTAATCTTTCTGTATAGTATTTAAATGCCTCTTCGACAGTGTTAAGTTGAGATGGATTTTCCCAGGGTACATTCCTAGGTTGACCTGTTAGTGACATGCCAGGGACAGCACCTTGTAGAAACTTAGTATCCATGATCAATTACTCCGCTACTTTGTCTTTAAGGGACATTCTCATCATACGTATGTCATGCACATAATCAGCAATACGCCCCATCATGTCATCATCTGTGGGCATGTCTTTGGTAGGTTTTACTGGTACACTTTTAGAGGTCTTAGCAAGTAAGCCTTTTCCTGTAGGTTTGCTATGGGAGTTCATACGCTCAGCTACAAGCTTTTCAATTTTAGTAATATATTTATTCATAGTTTAACCTGGGGGTGGCGTAGCAATGTTAATATCAAAACTAGACAATTCTGATATTAAGTTATTAAAGGTCGTGTCATCAATACCTAATGTCTCTGCGGACAATTCATTTAAGCTTATAGTGTTAGATCCAGTTAAAGTGCCTGAAAACCCTTTAATAGCATTAGTAGCCCATGTAGCTATATCACCTGCAATGGTTGTCTTACCTAATATAGCTGCAGTTACAGCACCAGCAGCTTGGTATGCACCTGCAGTACGTTGAGCTTTAGCTGCCTCAATCATGCCTTCTTTTTGCAGAGAAGCGATAGCTAAACGATTCTCACGATCTAGGTCATTCTCACCTGCAGTAAAAGCAAATTGCATATTGTCACGATATGCCTGCCATTGATTGTTGTACTCTGCCATGCTAACTGCTAAAGCATTCTGAGCATTAATTTCATTAGCTCTATTCTGTGCAGCCGTATTAGCAGTGGCAATATTTCTTCTCCACTCTGCATTTGATTGATCTACAATAAGTCTGTTTTGTGCATTGAATTGATCTCTCTGATTCATTTGAGATGCATTAAACTGACTAAATGCATTATCTTGTGACACATTAAACTGTGATAGGGCATTGCTTTGTGAAGCATTGAACTGATTAACTTGAACCTTTAACCCATCATAGAATTGTGTAACTTGATTCTCGGAAGTAGCATTAAACTGTGCAGCTGCATTTTCAGCAGCAGCATCTGAAAGCATAACTTGTGTAAGTTGCTGTGTCTTAAAGATAGCCATTTGCTGCTGAGCATCTAGATTACGCATGTCCATAGCTAAGAAGGCTCTAGCATTCTCTACTGCAGCTTGCTGTCTATTATTAAGATTAGCCATATCCATAGCTGCAATCGTAGCTGCATTCTGCAGTGTAGTTGCTTGTGCAGCATTTAAGTTGGCTATACTTAGAGACTTCATAATCTCTGAGTTTTGTAATGCAGCTTGCTGTTGTGCAGTAAATGTCAGGTTATTAGCTTCAGCTAAACGAGCAGAGTTAATTACAGCTGCCTGTTGCCTATTATCTAAATTCTTCATTTGCAATGCAGCATCTATTTGTGCATTAGCAAGTGCAGTTTGTTGCTTGTTACTTAGATTCTGAAGATCAACTTGCAAAGCATTAGCACTATTAGCGAGTGCAGTCTGCTGAAGGTTGTTTAAGTTAATATTATTGACTTCTGCATAACGTGCAGCATTAGCTATAGCTGCTTGTTGTTGATTGCTTAGGTTTTGACCTTGCAATGCAGCTTTAATTTGAGCATTGGCAATGACAGCCTGTTGCTTATTACTAAGGTTCTGAGACTGTAAAGCAAAGGCATTGGCTGAGTTTTGCAACTCAACCTGTTGCTCAGCATTAAAGTTAGCAAGCATAACACCTTGTTGTGCAGCTGCATTAGCCAAGGATACTTGCTGTCTATTATTAAGATTAGCAAGTCCCATATTAGCAAATGTTTGTGCATCTTGTGCTGCAATAGGTAGTGCAGATTCCATAGCAGCTTGTAAGATAGCTGCACTTGCCATGGAAGATCCACCTAAACCTCTAGCTGCCATAGCTGCATTAGCTGCACGAATAGCACCAGCAGCCCATGCAGGTGTACCATCATCAAAAGACTTCATGAGCTGAGTCAATTGACCTTGTACAGTAGCATTAGCGTCTACATTACCTTGAATAAATTCAGCTAACGTACCATCACTAACAGAGAATTTGCTAAGCTTTTTGGCTACAGCTATAGCATCCGTAGCTAAACCTGAATCGACAATAGCTTCAGCATATGCCATATCTTCAGGTTTAATGGTAGCTGCAGTGACTAACTCTTGAGTAGATACGGCACGAGTAGCTGCAGTAATAGTGGCTACAGTACCCATAGTAGCTGCAGTAGCAGTAACTGCAGTTTCATCTGTAGCTGCAGTGATTGTTTCACCAGGGGCTACCGTACGAGTACCTGCAGTTAAAGTAGATACAGGAGCAGCAGTTAATGTAGCTGCAGTAGCACCACTAGATACAGTACCTGTTACAGCTGCAAGTGTTGTGCTTACGCTGCCTGTAATAGCAGATACTTTCTCTAACTCTTTAGTAAAAGCATCTTCTACAGTAGTTGCAGCCATTGTAACAGCAGTACCAGTACCTACAGTGGCTACAGTTGTAGCACCTGAAACAGTTTTAGCTGTCACTGTAGTCAGTGAGGGTAGCGTAGAGACTGTCAATTCTTGATTAGTATCTGTTGCTAGTGTTACAGCTGAAAGCGTTGTTATAGTAGGTTTAGATAAACCTGAGAATAGATTATCTACCACATTACTTGTACTCCTGGTTGTACCTGCCGTAGTTACGGTCGCTCGTGCTGTTGTTGCAGCTGTAGTTGTGTTAGCGAATAGCGTCGTTATAGGGGCTTTAGTCGTAGTCCCAGTTGTAGTAGCTACTGTAGTGGTTGGTACAGTTGTAATAGTCCCAGTAGTAGCCCTAGTAGTAGTTGGATTAGTTTCTACATCAAGCCTAGTATCCCCTGCACGAGTTGTAGTTGTAGGGGGCTGGGTAGTAGTAGTAGCCTGTGTAGTAGTAGCCTGTGTAGTAGTAGCTTGTGTAGTAGAAACCGATGCATATATCTCTGCATCAGAAAGCCCACTATTTACTCTTGAAGCAATTAAAAATCTAGGTAGACCTGTTTCACTAACTAGTCTGTCAATTCGTGCAGCTAGCTCATCAGCGGGTGCTAATGTGACAGTAGCTTCAGTAACAAAAACAGGTTCGGTTGTAGGGGGTTGAGTTATTGGTGCACGGGTTGTAGGTGGTTGCGTTGTGGGAGCTTCAGTGACAGCAGGAGCTTCAGTGACAACAACAGGATCTGCCCTAAATGTTAGGTTAGATATTGCTCTATCTGCTTCATCTGCACTAAATCCAAACTTATTGACAAGTGCCCAATGAGCAGCCTCAGCCTTTGACGGTGACCCAATAAAACCATTCTCATACATCCACTGAGCCTCTGCAGATGTTACTGAGTTTGCTGCAGCTTGTAATGCTGTTAAAGTATATGCACCACCACCAAAAGTAATCTCATCTGAAGACACACTATTAGCTGAACTATCTTCTTGTGTACGTCCTACTCTACCGCCTATAGCAAACTTCTTAACATCTCCACCACGTGCCATATATTTATCAGCAACTAGTCCATACTTCTGTGCCATTGCAGGATCAGATTGAAGGAACTCATCAAACATAGACATAGGACCATCGTAGCCCATCTTACGTGCTACAATTTCCTTCTGTTTTGCTGTGAAGTTTTTACTTGGCATATCAGTGTTGTCCCTGCTTTATCGCATCAATAAGGATTCAGCTTCTCTACGTTTAACTAATCCTGGTAGTATCTTGCCACCACCTCTAACCCATCTCATAAGCTGTTCTCTTGCACCTTCCCAATCTTGGGCATTTATCTTACGTCTAAGTGTACTTGTCTGTAATGCCCCAACACCTAGGTTATATGCAAAATCTACAATGGCATTAAACTTACGCCAATCCCTAGACTGCATAGCTAATGATATTAAGATAGGGCACTGTCTAATTACACCGGGAGCGTATGTGTGCATAAGCTCAAACAGTAGAAGCTGCCTTGCTTGAGGTTCTGTTATAGCTACATCTGTTAATTTAACCTTACGCCCATCTGCATAGTAAGTACTTCCATACCCAATAGTAGGAATACCTGCAGGACATAAATAAGGCTTAGATGAAAACCCCTCAAACCTACGACATAACTCAGCAGCAATATCTAATTGCATATACTATTATACTACAAACCACGCTTGGCAAGTGTTCTATCTAAGAACCAATAATTAAGTGTCCCGCTAACTAAGGCACTCATATCTGTAGTCATCATAGTCTTAAATACAATCTCTGCAGGTGCACCTGATAGCCAAGCATTCCATGCAAACCATACATGGATAAATGACCATATGAACAATACCCAATAAGTAACTACAGGTCTAACACTTGCAGACAAGGAAGCTGCCCATCCACCTGCAGCTTTAACCATTTCACTTTGTTGATTGATGGCAGCTTCAAATGCAGCCATAACACCTGTATCAATAGCAGCTTCACGCTGAGCACCTATTTCTGCTAGTTTTTGTGCACCACGCTGAGCTTCTAAATCACATTGCCTACTGAACATAAGTAGTTCATGATTTCTCTCATTCTTTTTATCAAGCCATTTTAAGACCTCAGGTGCAAGTCTGAATAGCCCACCAAAGATAGATCCTAATAGACCACCACTTAATATGTCTAACATATCTAACTTTCTTCTTTATTAGCTTTTCTTCTAAATATACATTGAACTGTATCCGTTTCCCAGATACGAATAGCTGTCCATACAATAGTAAGTATGGCAGCTACAGCAGGTAATAGTTCAGCCAATGTACCTACAACTGTGATAATAGATATGGCATCACCTAATGTTTTTACTTGTTCATCAGCTTGCAATGCCATACTATTTACCTTTCTCTATTTCATTGACATGTTTCCAAAGTTCAGTGATTTGTTTATCATAGCCCTTCTCTAGATAATCGACACGAACTTTAATAGTTACTGCATACGCTGCAATAGCTACAACTGCTGCCCCTAGATACCATAGCTTACCCAGTGTTTCTATGGCTTCCATGGGTAATTACACTGCAGATGCAGCCCAAGGTAGTGGTGGCGTAATCACCGGAGGATTGATCTGGTTATTGATATTGCTTTGCACCGCAGCTTCGGCGCTATCTTTATCCACGCCATTGGCCCATATCCAATTCAGCACTTCTTGCTGTGTCAGATTGGCGTAGGGGATGAAGCTAGCAGGGTCAGCAGGTGGTAGTGAGCAAGTGGAATAGACCGATGCTGTGTACGTCTTGCCATTGTCTACTTGCTCACCGTTACATGCCCAACCCACTGTGATAACGGCTTCAGGTGGCGTGGCTGATGTGGTGGTTGTTTGCATCCATTGGATGATCCAGGTGGGGGCCATGTTAGTTTCCTTCTAAAAGTGCCACACGGGCGGTTAGGGATGTGATGAGGGCTTGCTGTTCTTGGATGGCTGCGGTCAGCGTGGCGACCAGGAAACTGGTGTCGATGCCTTGATATTGTGGGTTGCCTTCAGCATCCACAGCGTCTTTCTCGCCAGACACTGCTTGAGGACACACTTCAGCCAACTCGTGAGCAATGAAGCCTTCACCGTCAGAACCATCTACATTCCACTTGTATGTGCAAGGCTTGAGCAATGCCACCTTAGCCAAAGCCCCTGTCATGGGTGTGATGGTGTTCTTCAGGCGGTAGTCGGAGGAAGTTACATAGCTTGTAGATGATCCACTTGTATCGATAGTGCCAACAGTTCCGTTGCCATTGGTAAATGAAATAACACCTTGGTAAGTAGTCGTTATTGTGTTTGCCAAAGCAATACGGCCACCGGGTCCACTATTTCCAATCAAAGTCCCTGCAACGGATGAGGAGGGGCTACTCGTCGCCCCCACCAGCAAATCCCCCCCGCTGGTGATACGGGCGCGTTCGGTGGTTCCACCGTTTCTGAAAATAAGGCTTTTACTTCCAAGGTTGCCTCTGTCTGCCGTGATGTAAAGCGTTCCATCAACATCGGCAAGTTCGGAATATCCGTTAGAACCACTATCCAAACGAAGCCCAGCGCCGCCTGCCAAATACGCATGCAGACGCGCCTGTGGACTCGTCGTCCCCACCCCCAAATTCCCACTCGCATCCAGCGTCATCGCCTGCGTGAAGGTGATAGCGTTTCCTGCTGTGCCGGAGCCTGCGGTGTGCCAAGAGTGAACGCCGTTTAATTGCTGATACCTAGACGCAGCGTTGCTTGTTACATACTTCCATGTATCGGTTGCGGAGTAGTAAGCGTTAGCGTTAAAGGTTGTAAAACCGTAGTTGACAGTTTCAGTAAATATAGACCCGCCGCGACCAGAGCCGACATTAAGTCCAGTGCCTTCCACCCAAGCACTCGGCGTCACCCCAAGGCCGAGGTTGCCGGAGGTATCCAAAACTAATCTAGTAACACCGTTGGTACTGTCACGAACAATAAATGAACCAACTGGGCCAAGACCTGCCGCAGCGCCGACAGTACCTATATTCCAACTGTACCCGCCGGTGCTGGTGTTTACGATATTTACTAGCGTTGAACCGTTGGCGCTTGATTGAACCGCTAAAGGCTGACTAGGCGAACTCGTCCCAATCCCCAGGTTGCCGGAGGAGTCGAGGGTTGCCGAAAGACCTGCGGATGTCCCAAAAGAAAGCGTACTGCCGCGAATGCCAAATGGCACAACAGAAGAACGAGCGTCATTAAGCGCATCAATACCAACGCCGCCAACGACCGTGCCAAAAATTGCATCAGTCGTCCTAAATTCTGCATTCGCATTAGTTTGAACTTTTACAACCAGTTTGCTTGAAATTGAACTCGTCCCAATCCCCAGCCCTGTGCTGGTGAGGCGCATTTGTTCGGAAGCACCAAGCCAAATGTGCTCACCTGTTGAGGTAATTAAATACCTGTCCTTAGCCGCCCCTGTGTCGTAAATAAAGAACTGTTGCGATTGAGCCGACTGACCGAATTGAAAGCCGGATGCGCCAGCGCCGTTATTGGTTAAGGTGATTTGCGTGTTACCAACCCCAGAAGGTCGGGAAATCTCAAGAACCCCACCCCCAACGCCAAGCGTGGTGCCGTTAAACGTCAGCGCACTACCGCTTGTCGCCGCCTTGGAGCCGTTGAGGTACAGGACTCCGTTGGCAGTGCCACCAGAAAGTGTGACAGTAGAACTGGCAGATAGCGTAGTAAATGCACCTGTAGAAGCTGAATTAGCACCAATGGCAGTACCATCAATAGCACCACTATCAATGTCAACTTTAGATATATCAACTTCGCCTGTGCCATTAGGAGTAAGGGCAATATTACCGTTAGCACCATCATAAATACGAATAACACCAGAGTTAGTACCTGCATTCGTATTGAATATCAGATCACCTGTGCCATTCGTTGTTACAGTAACATCTGTGTTACTATCTCCAACTTGTATGGTATCGGCAGTTAATATGACATCACCTGTACCATTGGGCACAAGGCTTATATTACCGTTCGTATCGGTTGAAGATATCGTATTACCATTGATATTGATGTTATCAATCTGGGCTTCTGTAACAGCTGAGTTAGTTCCCAGTGTAACACCATCAATTGTACCTGCATTGATATCTGCAGTATCAGCTACAAGTGCATCAATGTTAGCTGTACCATCAATATACAAATCTTTAAACTCAAAGCTGGAACTGCCTAAATCAACTGTATTATCAGTCTTAGGTGTAATAGCTCCAGTGCTTATGACAAGATCTTGTGCAGGACCTATCTTGGTAATGGGTGCACCATTAGCTGCTGTACCATCGTGCGTATGTCCCGTACTTGCATGGAATGCAGCTACAAGTGCATCAAATTCACCGTCTAAATCTGCAGCATTAATAACATTACCTGTGGCAATATTATTACTGGTATCATTACGTGTATAGCCTGCCATTTAAGTGTACCTCTTATCTTCGGTCAAAAGATGAATACTCTAGTACTGCTGCGTCGAGTGAAAACGGGGGGTCTGTGCCTATAGATTCAAATTGCAAAGAGACAGTAAATCCAGATCCTATAGTCTGTGTCGTAAATACTTTCTTTAATTTACTTCCAAATACAGATGTTCCGTATGTAGCTGTTACTGCACCATAGATAGCAACTGCACCTGCCACATTAGTTAGATTGATGTTCTCTGGTTGTATGATATTTTCTTCATCAAAATCAAACATCAAGTTCACTGAAATAGATACACCACCTTGTGGATCAATGTATAGTTTTAATTTATAAATTGATTTACGTAAACTAGGATCAGTGATAGGAACATAAGGTGTATAAAAGTAAGCTGTTATATCACCGCCATCAAAAGAGTTACCACTTTCCATCTTGTATACGTAGCCCGTATCATTGGAAAATATAATAGTCTCTGCTTTATTACGATAGTTATAATCAGCTAAGTAAACTTTAATGCCACGTAATTCAGCCCAAGATACAGCGACATTGTTATCAACTTCGGTCTGTACACCTAAGATGCCTACTGCATTTTCTGTAGATACATTAGTGTTGTACCCGAATATTCTATACTGTGACTTACTCTTAATAACTACAGATGCAAATGAAGTTGAAGTAGAGATCATATTAGTGACCTCTTTCTGTATAACTTTAGATACAACTGCTAATCCAAAATCTCCTACACGATCTGTAGCACTCAATAACCTGATACCATCTGGTCCAAGGAAAATAATGTCACTTCCATATTCTTGAATCGTATCAGTATCAATACAGCCTACATTCTCAGTGATAGGCTGCAGCACAAAGTCTGCAAGTGTATTGCCTACAAGCCTTGTTATCTTACGTTGACTAAAGATAATAAGCTGTTCACGGAATACAATTAAACCTGTAATAGCACTTCCTACCGATATAATCCCTGCCCCATTAGCAGGTGTATAATCATTATCTGTATAGGGGGCAGTGAATATAAGCTTATCCCCCTTAGCTAAGAACAGATGATTCTTAAAGAAGACTACATGTTCCGCACCAAAGGCATCTGCAGTTGCATTATTCTGTACTGTAAACGTCGTACCATCCCATGTCATGGGTGGATTCTGACCATCTACAATACATATTTTCTCTGTTGTAGCAATACGATACTTAGCATGTCTGGCTCTAGAACTATCGATTAAAGCTGCAGTTAGCCATGTAATTGCTGCATTGTCAGATGGGCTAGATGCAAGTGAAGGATTAATTGCTAAAGTAGCACCACCTGATGATACCGTTGCATCTGCAGTAACTGTGTATACTTTCTCTACACCTGCAATCGTAAATGTATCACCAGCTTGTGGTACTGAAGTTAACCCATCGACAACTAAACTAGAGCCAGTTTGACCCGCACCATTAACTAGTGTAGTGCCGTAGCTTGGGACATTGATCTGTGTCCACGATGTACCCGTTGAATAATATATATTACTATTCTTAGCTGCAATGACTTTATTTTCCCATGCAGCAATGCCATGAATTGTACCTGTAGTAGTTGTAAATGTAACTGCAGCTAAATCAGCAGGGCTAGAAGCAAGGCTAGAAGTCAGTGTCAGTGTAGCTCTTTTATTAGTAGAGTCATATGAGACACCTGCAGTTGCAATTGTATATGTACCTGTAACACCTGCAATCGTTAGTTGATGTCCATCCGAAGGTGCTTTGTATATATTACCGACAACTAATGTCGTACCTGTTTGACCTGATCCATGTACTTTAACTGCTGCATAAGAGGGGACTAAGGTACTTGAATACTTTTCATAGCCTAATATACGTTGATACCCGCCTTCTACAGAGGGTTCAAAGTTACGTAATACACGAGCTGAGCCTGGGAGTTTAATACCCTGTTGTAGTGGGGATAGATTAGTAACTAACCCACCTGCAAACTCAAAGGGATATGTAGCCCAACGATCCATCAGGAAGCCAGCCTTGGACCTGCTACATATCTGCGCTGCTGCTGTATCATTTTGCTACGAACATAATCATAGCGATTGATACAAATAACCCGCATATTTTTAATGCCCTGCTCAAACTTCTGCTTAGATAGTGTGGCAGCTTGTTCATTACTTCTAAACATGTAAGTGTAATACATACCACCTTCAATGATTACATGTTTAAATGTTTCAGGTATATCTGGCACATCATCATAATTTACAAGATCTACTGCATTCTTATAATACTCGTACACTAATGTATAAGCTTTATCTGGACATGACACTAGACCAAATTCTAAACCAGGAGCACGAAATACATAAGTAGGAAGATCACGCACACTAGTATCACTAGTATATTCTTGATCTACATACTGCTCCAAGTATTCTTCATAGGACATGATCTTAAGCTTTGAAGTATCATTATCCAGGGTACTATCTTCTTTAATCCTGAAGCTATCAAAATCAATAGTCTTTGCATCATTGGGGTAAGCATAACGTGTTTCACCTGCAGTCAATATAATCTCATCTCTGCAGTGATTAAAAGGCCATTCAAACTCTTCTTGGTTAATATCTTGTATGGCATCATTAATTGCATCTTTAGCATGAGAGTAAAACCCTTTAGCTGATGCAAAGTTAGATGAAGTAAGTTCAACTTCATTAAACCTACGATTAATTGTATTAACTAAATCTAGATAGTTATATGCCATTACTGCTCCCTAATACGCAATCTAACAGAGCGTTCAGCAGTGCTACCTGTATTATCCGTAATACTACAAAAGAAAGTATATTCTTTATTCAATGTACCTGAGCCTAGATTAATCGTAGCTACTGTGCTTGTATTAGTCTGTGATATATTTTGAATACCATCTACAGTAGCACCCGCAGCTATCGTAGTTTTAGCTGTACTTGAAGTGCTTACAGACCATGTGACTGTTGAGATTGTTGCACCACCTAAGAATCTAGACCAGTCGATACTGTAGTCTAGAATCTCATTAGGATCTTTGCTAGGCCAACTATATGCCACTATGCTACCCTCTCTTTTCGATCACCAGATGTACTACGTCTTTGTACAGTTACAGATGTCTTAGGATAATCTGTGATGTAAACAATTCGTTTAGGACTTGCAGGTATTTTAATAGTTCTGTACGGGTTGTTAGAAAGCTCTACAGTTGTTGATTGAACTGCAGGTATGTAAACTAATCTATCTCTGCTATATAAATGTGCAACTGCTGCATAATCAAACTGTGTTGTCACTACAGTTACAGTACCCACTGAACCTGTAGCACTTAAACCATTAAATGTAGGCTGGGCATTTTCAAATATAGATACAGTGCCAACTGAGCCTGTAGCATTTACACCTGTTACAGATACAACTGCTTTAGCGAATACAGTTGTAGCACCAGCTTGACCTAAAGCATTTACACCAGTAGGTATAACAGAAGCTTTAGCTACTACAGTTACAGTGCCTGCTGCATTTGTTGCACTTACACCTGTTACAGGTACTCTATTAACAGTTACTTGTGTAGGTGTCCCTATTGATCCAGTGGCTTCATTACCAGTAACACTTACGTTACTATCACCAGATATAGAAGCTGTTGTTACTTGAGCAGTAGCAACTACACCTATGGCATTAACAGTAGCGTCTGCTGCAACAGTAGGCGCACTATTTGCACCGGAGGCTGATACCCCTGTAACAGTATGACGTAGACCTAGACTAAAATTTAAACTATCATTAACAGCACCTGTGGCTGATACACCTGTAACAGCTACATTGCTATCGCCACTTATTTGTCCAGGCCCTATGAGACCAACTGCACCTGTAGCTACAACGCCAATAACTACATGACTAGCGTCTGCTTCAATTACTACACCACTATCTGTGGTACAAGTACCCTGTACCCCATCCGGTACTATAGATACATTAGAAACATCGTAATAAACACTACCATACGTTCCTATGCCATAGATAGCACCAGAACGGGTAGATGTAGGCATAGCTACACCCTACTAAGCAATACGGATAATGGCATTAGACGCATCTGCCGCTGGAAACTGAATAACAAAATCTCCGTTAGTGGAAGTTTTATCTCCACCAAAAGCAAGAGCACATACGGCATTTGTAGTGCCAGACCCACCATCAGTCGTTGTGTTATAGATCAATGCACCATTTGCTGTAATCGTTGCAGAAGACCATGTAGTATCAGCAAAGTCACAAAAAGCAGTAGTACCACTGGTAGTAGGATCAATGTTAGTAAGTGCATTACCACCGGCAGTGTACCCAGTACCAGTGACTTCATTAGACGAGCTATAGTCAGTCGTACTAGCACCCAACGTAGCACTTGATGTGTATAGGGCAATTTTGAATGTATCACCACTGGAGGCATTAAAATCATGTTTACCTTCCAGCAATTCTTTTTTAAAGGAGGTACACATTGCTGTTGTGATAGCCATTACTTTATCCTTGCAATAAGATGTCTTTCATGGGATACAATTGCCTGTTGAATATAGTATTCAATAATCTTTTGTATATTATTTTTGTAAGCTAATGCTTGATCACGTATGGGACCTTCTGTTTTGTCACCTACATGAATGATTTTATCTGCAGCTAGTTTAGCCCAATCAGTCACTGCTAAAGGACCATTGCTAGATGCAACGACATTAACTGCACCCGGAGAAAGATTTGCTGTAAATGTAAACATATAGAAAGGGGGCAATGCCTTGTTAGACACTGCCCCTATAGTTAGTTAGCTATTAAGCCAACTGATCACGATCTACGTCAACGGGACCTACACGATCTGCGATGTTGCAAAGTAGTGCCCAAACACGGACCTTACCTGCAGAAATAGCAGTCGTAGAAGTTGCGATCAATAGATCAATGGTATCTGCAGAACCACGAACAATGGGCTGATACGCTGCAGGTTGCGCTGCATAGCCAGTAGCTGAGCTATCTAGCACTGCACCATCAACAAATGCGTCTGCATCAGCACCAGTGATGCCTAGATCGACAGTAACATCACCAGTGATGGTTGAAGTGACTTCATAACCAGCAGCAATGACGAGTGTCTCTGCTGGAACGTCAATGATTTCAATCACATCAGCAGCTGCAAGAGCACTGCCTTTGGTGGTAGTAGCCACTGCAAAGTCGAGTGTAGCTTCGACCATGTAGGGCATATTACGAATAGAACGTGCAGGATGAGTACCTGCTTGGATTCCTGGGGATACGTCAACGGTAGCCATTTATATTTCCTCCAATTAAGCTGCGTTATATTTAGCGGTTACAATTGCTTCTGGCCTCAAAATTTTTCTGCCATACAAGTGCATACCACGTACAATGTCAGCAAAACTGTCAGGGTCACGATAGTTTTCAGTCTTGGTAATTTGCTGTGCAGTAGCAACAGCAGCTTCATGACCTGCTACAATAACACCGTAGTTGCTGTTCTGGTTAGCAGTACCTGTAGTACCTGGGCCAGTGCCAATCTTGGGAAGGTTGTTAGAAACATAAACACGGAAACCGTGAAGGTTGTTAATAACAAGACCATTTTGAAGACCAGAACCACCAAAGTCACTGTTCAATAGGCGACTATCTTCGTCTTTAAGCAATTCAATAAAGACGGGATCGACAACCAACCAACGACCTGTGGTATCAACAAACTGCTGATCTAGCAAACGACCCATACGTGCAATAACCATTAAAGGTGATGCAGTTGCAGTGGGAAGTGCAGTTGCGCCAGGAAGACGAGCAGCAAGAGGAATGGAATGATCACCTGCAGATGCAGTGGTAATATTACCAAAGCTATCTTTACGGAGCTTCATCGAAGTAAGCAATTCATCTGAACCTGCAGTTGAAACAGCCTTAGTGCCAGGAGCAGTTGTACGTGCAGTGTCAGCATTGACATGCTTAGCTGATTGATAGAAGCCTGCAAGGTAGCCAAGAACGTCTTGATCATACTGGTCACGCAAGCGATATGCTGCACGATCAGATGCCATAGACATGAAGTTTACATGACTGTGAGCAGCTTCAATGTCATCAATCTTAAATGCAAAGTAGTTTGCTTGATCAACGACAAGGGTGAAGTCTTCGTCATCAAGATCTTGTGCCGTGATTTGTGTGCCACGAGCATAAGATTGAACAGAAACTTCAGGCTCTTTGATGATCTTAACCGAATCACCCATGTTAGCGATCTCACCGAAGTAGTCGCTGTTAGTGATATCTTCTACGGTTGAAGATTTACGGAATGCAAGTTGTACCTGTTTGCTGTAAATGACAGCTGAGAAATTGCCATTTGGCAGGTTGTTGTAATTCGGGGCTTTAGGAAAAGCCATGATTTATCCTCCTAAGATAAATGAATAAGTATATAAATACGCTTAAACATTCACTACAGAGGCTGTCAATATTGAGTGCGAAAGTTATCGGGTCAATATATTTTCAGGTAAGTCTGATAGTCTATTGTTTTGCGCCACAAGATGACACAAAGAAATGAACACATGTTCTGTATATTCTTGTTTCATCTTATTGATAGCAGCACAGACTAATTGGATATTATCCTTGTGATAGCCTTTACTACTATCGATTCGGTCTAGGCTTATCGTATTAAACTGGTTGGCTACGGCTACTAGCGGCAGTTTTGTATAAGCACAAAGACCTTGCTGCACTTCAAAAACATCTAGTAAGTCTTCATTGACTAAACTAAATTCTTTATTTCGATTCTTTGCTTTAGTGCAAAGATTCTTTAACCTTGAATCTATATCTCTAGTATATTTTGGTATGTAACTTTTTCGGGCTACAGACACTCTCTTTTTTATCGTGTTTTCATTTTTCAAGTAGTACTCGTGTCCAACAATGCAAGCACATGGCTTACATATACCACGAACCCCAAACTTCTTATGTTTATCTTTATGAAACTCTGTCAGTGGCTTTTCAATGCCACACTTACGGCAACACTTTACCTGTTCCATTTTATCTCCGACAAGAAAATGGGCTAGCTAATGTGTCGGCATTAGCAGGGGAGCTACCCTCTTCGCCCGTTACTTTGCTCTTGTTATATTGACTTAATTTAAATTTGTCAAGTTACTATGATACTAACGTGCGTGACCTGACTTATCATACACAAATTTACCAGAACGTATAGCAGCAATAATGAGATCTTGTTTCTTCTCATACTCAGCTGCTGACATGCGCTCTACATCAGATTCATAAAATACGTCATTGTTTCTTTCACTAGGCTGTGATCGTTTAGAACCCATCACTGAACGTGCAGCATCCTTATATGTATCCTTCTTACGACTACCTGCAATGCCCATATCAGCTTTGTACAGATCAATAGCACGTGCAGCTGAAATAGCGTCTGTTTCGTTGTCGTATAAAGCTTGTTGCACCCACTTGGGCTGCTTATCTACCCACTCATGGAATTCATCCTGCTCTCTGATTTCATCAAAGTCGGGATGTAACTTCATAAGCTGTGCTTCAGCTTTCTTCTTTTCAGCTTCCTCTGCCATCTGATTAATCTTATGAACACGGGATTCAAGTTCAGCAGACTGTTCTCGTGCTTTTTTAATGGCAATAGTTTCAACAATCTTTGCTACGTCTGGATACTCACTAACCCATGCCTCTAATTCTTCTTCACTTTTGGGTAGCTTAATCTGTTCTTTTGTAGATGATTCTAGTTGTGCCTGTAGTTCATCGATCTTCTTTTGTAGATCTAGTTGTTGTTTTTGTGAGTGTCTACGTAGATCGCCATAACGCTTTTTAAAGCTACGTTCCTCTGCACTTTCAGGTACAACACCGTCATCATCTTCTGCATCTTCAGATTCAATATTTTTCTTATTATCTGAAGTATCAAGCATCTGCTTTAACTCTTCTTCTTCTTGTTTTATTTTTTCATGATTTGCATTACGTTTAATGAAACCTGCTACTTTTACGTGTTCAATTTGTTGTTGCTCAGACATACTTACCTCTTTAGTTGGGGGCTGTTACATCAGGTGGCCCAAAGGCTATTATTTAAAATAGCCCATAATGAAGGGTTATTGTTATTGAAAGCTACACCCTTCTATAGCTAACTATCTATTATATCATCCACCACCGGGAGTAGTCAATGCTCGTGTTACAATGGTAGGCATATACATTTGTAAAGCTTTAGCTGGATCTAAATTTTTCATACTAGCATTAATGGCAACATTAGATGCCATCTTTGTAATACTGCCGATACGACGTATCGTGTCCGTGTTTACCGTACCACTTAATCCTTTCATTACATTTGCTGCTGCTATTTCTGAAACACCCGTAGATATAAGGGTGTCCTTAAAAGATGTTAAGAAATCACTCAAATCCCCGCCTTGTACTACTTTAATAACTCCACTACCTATAGAGTTAGCAAATATACTAGACACTTGAGCCGGTTTTAAATTTACGGCACTTGCAATAGAATTTACAGTATCTGCACCTAATATAGCATTTGTAATATCGCCAGCATTAGCATTAATAGCACCAGTAGCTGCACCACTCAATACAGCTTTTTTAACATCACCACCAACTGCTGCAGCACTGATTCCATTTACTGTAGCACCTATAATCGCAGATCCAACCGTTTGTGCTCCAACTGCACCAGCACCTAAAACAAACTCACCTACCGCAGTGGACCATCCAGCTGTAAATGGAGCTGCAGCCATAGCAGCAAATTGAACAAATGTACCTGCCGTTTTAGCATCTGGGTGCTCCCCAGTGTAGAAGCTAGCCTTTCCTACAGGTACAAGTTTATCGTCTATTTCTTTATAGACTTGTGTCATGCGCTCCCTGTTATCGCCGCCCGTCTTTCCTGATATTTGATAGTAAATACCATCAGGCTGTTCTATCTTTTGTACTGCAGTTGTTTTATGATTAAGCACATCATACATAAAAGAAGAACCGGGTTTATCTTTAGCTGCGTCTGTCTGTAGCCACGCTCTGTATGGATTAACCCAGTAAGCATCATTTTGTACAGTCTCCATAATAGGAACACCGTCAGTGTCTACCCCTGTCTGTACTTCACTTGTGCCGAAATCTTTTAAGTCTTTAAAGGGGTTGTCCAATATCATACCAGGACCCCATGCTCTATTCTTAGCTTTATTTTCTGGTGCGTACTTAGTTGAATCTTTCTCTGCCAATGAAAGCAGGTACCTATTCATATCCGTATCTACATCTAGTCCCGCATAAGTGGGGTCCATAGTAACTAAAGGCTGCTGTGTCACAGTACCTGTAATTGTAGATGCTTTACCGAATTGCCCGGGTTGACGTATTGAACTGAGTAAAGGCTGCGCTTCACTGGGATCTCTGTATACACCACCTTTACTTACAACTTTACTTGTTTGTGTAAAACCTTCAGGTATGTCCAGTTGAGGTGTATCACCCATAAAGGGTATATAGATATCACGCTCACCTTCTTTACCGAAGCGACGCATTTGATAAGCCATGGAGGGGACAGCACCGCCGCTTTGAAATCTTAGCTGCCCCTCCTCAGACTTTTTTGATTGATTCTCTACCTCTTCAATAATGTCATCAATCTCTGTTTCAAATTCGCCAGTATCTTCCTCAGTTGCCTCATCTGCATTCCCCATCTGTCCCATAGCGTCCATCTTAGCTAATCCATTTTTAGCTGCCTGACGCATTTGCATAAGTCTTTCTAGCCCAATAAAACGTACTACATCTGCAGGAAATACAAACTCACCTTCACTAAGCTGTGCAGGTATATCGTCACGCACTTCTTTTTTCAGTGAGCCTACGGGTACTTCATTACCACTTACTGTATCGACAGTGCCACCTTCTTGCATCATGCCACCGTCTTGAAAAAGACGTTGCATTTGTTTTTTAGATTTACTCTTGGGCATTGATTTCATCTCTTAGCCTTTTCATTTTCATAAGAGCATCAAGTGCCCCTTGTGCTTTATACAGATCTACTGGATCTTTAGCCTGCTCTAGGATCTTGTAGTATCCCCTAGCTCTAGTCTCCAATACACCTGTAAATGCATCCCATACCATCTGGGTATTAAATACACTCTTAAGCCTGTTGAGGTGTTGGTGGTGCTGCTGGTCTGATTGATTGGACATTACCTGTAAACCCTTGTTCTCCTGGGACGGGAGCTTGTCCTATCCCAATATTGCCACCACCTGTTCCTGCTGTATCTGCTACTCCCGGTACTGCAGGTGCTCCAGATGCAGCAGGTTGTGCAGCAGGTTGTTGTGGCTGTATTATTGCTGCCTGTCTAGCAGCTTCTTCTAAACTATTAGTTACCTTATCTGGATCAAGATCCATGGACTTAGCAATCTCACGGATGATGTAAGGGAACTTAGCAAATGGCATTAATGCAGGTGAGCTTGCAATCTGTAAAAACTGCATTAAGCGTTGACTACGTACTTCATTTGCCATAAGGCTTTCAGTACCACGTGCTTTAACTTCTAAGTCACCACGTGCCTCTGGATCAAAGTCAAACTGCATATTAAAACTAAAGAATGCCTCACCCATGGGGCGTAGTAAATAATCATCGACATTCTTAATAACAGTCTTAATAGATCCCGTTGCAGCATTCATTAACATGCTAATGCCACTAGCTGTCCTACCTACACCAGCTACACCTGTCTGACCGTGTGCAAATGAAGGGAACCCAGTAGACTCATCTGCAAGTACACGTGCTTTATCAAACAATTGTAAATTCTCGTTAGATACATTGGGAAACTTAGTACCAAAGATAGCCTGTCCCGGTGCTCCGCCCTGTCTACGAAACACCTTACCTGGGTATATTTGTAAATCCTGCCCAGGTACAAGATTAGTTTCATCTACTTCAAACACAAGATTACCGGATAGTACTGCATTATCTACAGCTAATCTCATAAATCCATTCATCAGAGTCTGCGTATCATCCATGTTTTCACCGATACCAATACCGAAGAACGAATAAGGATTCAATTCATAAGGCACTGCATAGTATGGGATACGTGCAGGTTTAAATGGATTAAGTACCATGCGAATGACACGATTATTACATAGCCACACATTAGCCTGTAGCTCATCAACACCATCTAGTTCTGCTGGTATCTTTACACCATTGTCTTTAAGCATATCGCTATCAACAGTTCCCCAGAACTCTAGTACTTCAAATCGATTGACACCATGATCCGTTTGATAGTCATTGAGATCATCTTCCCAATATTCTTTAGTGTATGACTCACCTTCAGCAATAACGTCATCTATGACTTTTTTACGGAAGTAGGGACGCTTCTTTAAAGCACGTAACTGTGATCTACTAAGCTTGTGCCTTTCTACGACATAGCTAGCTTCTTCCATGTTAGCTGCATCTGGATCAGGATAAAAATTCCACACACTGACATGTGAAGTAGAGGGTACAGTTTTAATAGTGGGCTTATAGTCTCCAGATTCTTCCCAGCTAGGGTATTCTTTATCTAGAGCAAAGGGACCCTTCATGATCCCTGTACCAAACAAAGACATTTCAAATGCTGTAGACCTTAACTGCTTACTTGCCTTGCTTTCGTCCAGTTGATCTTTAATCTTCTTTTCCATCTTCTTAGCAGCTACCATAGCGGGGCTGAACGTAACAGAAGTTGGGGTAGTACCTGCACCTAGCTTAAGGTTTTTAATGCCGCCTAGAGCTGATTTAAGGGGTCCTAAGAGCCTATCTAAACTGTAGGCAGTTGAACCTGGGGGGAGCTTTTTACCATCACCTGCAAAGCCATAGATAGCTTCACCTGCAACTGGGGCTTGATTGGCTTTAGCTGGATCAAAGTGGACATCTTCAGCTACACCCTCTGGCAATACAGTGGGTTCAACAGAGATAGGGAATGAGTTGTTAGAAAACAATACCTCAGTGATAGCTCCATATGCAGCTAAAACTTTAGTCTTGGTTACCTTAATAAATACACGGCTCTTTTCATCTTCACGGAATTGGACATCGGGTCCATAAATACCACGATAATTACGATAGGCTCTTAGCCACCTTTCTTCATCGTACCTTCTTGCAGTTTTAGCACGATTGAATTTGCCTCTAACAAGTTCAATAATAGGCTTTGTAACCTCGTCTTCCTTATTGAAAGATGGAGTGTCTTCTAAGCTTACCGTCGTAGATTCAGTGTAATCCGTTTTATCTTGGGCCATATTAGTATCCAAAAGTGCGGTCAGCTACACTCATACCGCTACGCTGATGTGCGGGATCATAATCCCATAAACTGCTTCTAGGTCTGCTCATAACACCATATCGTAGTGCATCGTATAAGTGATCTTCAGACTTTGTATTAATATCTTCAGGGTTTGATTTATCAAGGGGTATAACAGGAAGCTGTGCAATCAGGTTTGTACAGTTGTCCATAATCACAAGTCTAGGCTCTTCAGTAAAATCATCCAGCTGCAAGCGTCTATGTATCTCATTTTTACCTGCTACACGAGAACCTGCACTACGATCTGCTGGCCTCCACCTACAACCCTCGGCTATCATCTGCTCAGCCAATGAAGGACCAGTATCACCCCTACGATGCCAACAGGAAGAATCAAGAACACCATAGCGGATCTGTCCATCTTCTTGTTCAATATTCAATATCATCTTGGCAAGGTCTTTAGCTAGTATTTTACTAACGTACAATTCCCTATAAACGACAAGTTGTTCCGCTGGAGTCACTGCAAACCACAATACTGCTGAGTAAGAACCGTATCCATAGTCACATGCCCTGAATCTAGCCCAGTTACTGGGTATTTTTTCATGTTTAATGACATGAATGCGCCTGTTGAACTCTGGAAATGCAGCACCTTCGGCTACATCCCAGTTCCCTTCCAGCAATTGTTTACGTTGGTGTTCAGGGAGTGACAAAAGCATAGTCTCATAGTCACCACCTTCAGCAAGATAGGGGTTATCTGAGAGCATAGCAGGTATAAACCTGCGTTTAAACAAAGGTTGACCCTCTTTACTGTGACCTTTTGGGTACGAAAGTGTGTCACCTGTCTCTATGTCGGTAGCCCAGAACGCCCTACCAGCAGGACTAGGGTCAATAAACATCTTTTTAACCCACACATGACCTGGACCACCTGGGTTTGTAGTAGCTCTCATGTAGGTAGGTAGATCTGGTGCGGTACTCCGCAAGCGAGAACGCATGTAATTCCATGCAAATGGAGTTGACCACTGCGTCAATTCATCAAAACCTACCC